AGATAGTTACTCGGGTATTATACAATTTGGTAATGGTGACAAAAATATTGAAATCGTTATAAGACAACAATAAATAGAGTTATGGGAAAACTAGGACCAATTCTTTACATATTTGTTTTGATAGGCATATCTTTGTCATCAAATGCAGATGATAATCACGTTCACGTAGAACAAGTGAATGGTGGTGATAATTTGGAATTACAAATTGACCAAATTGGTTATGATAACTTAATAAAGTTTTCTACAGACCATCAAAACAATACTATGGAATTTTTGCAACAAGGTAATGCTATGTATATTGGTTGGACTGATACATGGGGTTCAGGTTATAATTGGGGTGGTGACTTAGACGGATATAATAATGATATCATAGTCAAACAAAAATGTTCTGCTTCAAGTTGCAACGATAATGATTTCGGATTTCATATTTGGGGTAACTATAATGAAGTTGTCTTTGGTCAAGGTTTCGAAATAAACAATTCACTTACGCCTGAATGGTCATATGATGGTAACGAACCTGGTGGAAACTATGTAAGATTAGACATACATGGTGATTACAATGATTTCAAAGGAAGTCAGAAACAAGATTCTGATACAATATATCATTCAATGACATGGAACATTTACGGCGATTACAACGATGTTTTCACAAAACAAATGCAGAATGGAGACAAGACACTTACAGGCACAATCAATAGTGATTACAATATAGTATCAGTTGTTCAAAAGAAAAATGGTGCCCATACTGCAACAATCAATTTAAGTGGCACTGAACCAACAACATTAAACTTAACACAAACAGGCACTACTGCACAAACTTATAATCTATCACAAACTTGTTATACGACTGGTGGTTGTAGTGTATCAGTAACCCAAGGAAACTAGGAGTTATTTTGAGTGACAAAAAGAGATTTTACAACTTCAGTAAGACTGCCTTACCAAGATGCAATTGCTTTTGTACTCAAGACTATGGATTATCATCTACTGATGGCTATCAAATCGACTGATATACATCACAGAGAATTTCATAACAAACAACATCGTAGACTCAAAGAATGGATGATTGATATGAAAGAGTATATAATAGAACTAGAAGAGTCAAATGTATAATTGGAAAACGGTATTAGGAACGATTGCTCTTTTAGTAGGTCTTAAAATTTGGAATCCTTACTTCATAGAAAATATATCATGGTCATGGTTCGATTGGTTACATCAACAAGAAGAAAAGGTTCACGTACAAGATATTGTCTTGGTAGACATAGATGAAAAGTCAATAGAAAAGTATGGTCAGTTTCCTTTTCCTAGAAACATATATTCAGATATCCTTTTAAATACTGACCCTAGTTTAACTCACGTTTTTGCAATCAAGTTTGCTCAGTCTGATAGGTTTGGAGGAGATAACGCATTTGCTTACGCATTAGAAAATCGTCTAACTATTCTCTCTAGTTCTCCAACAAATCAATTAAACACAGGTTCTTCGCCCTATGTTCCTACAACCGTTTTTGGTGGAGGAGATATTGAAAATTCTATTTGGAAATTTGATGGAATTTCATCGCCAATACCTTTACTCGAAAATGCTTCATGGGGTGTTGGTGTTTCAACTGCAACGCCTAGTGTGACTGATACAGCAAATTTTGATGGTACAACTCGTTCAGCACCACTTTTAGTATCTGCTAACAAAGTAGTTTATCCTTCTCTTGCATTAGAGACATTAAGAACAATATTTGACCAAGGTAGTTATCAAACAAAAGTAACTGAAGAGATAGGCATAGAATGGATTAGAATGGGCAAACAACCTCCAATCGAAACTACGCCAACAAGTGATGTTATGATTAGTTATTGGAATAGTTTCGATAGAATATCAGCTAGTGAATTACCTCAAAGTAATCTTACAAACAAGGTTTTAGTATGGGGTCTGACTGCTGAGGGATATAATAATCCAGTTTCAACTCCAGTGGGTGTATTGTATCCCCACGAAGTTCAAGCAAACCTAATCCAAACCGTCTTGCAAGAAGTTCGTATACAACAATCCTACTATCTTGAATTTCTCGAAGTTGTTCTTCTTCTGATAGTCCTTCTAGGAATATTGGCAGCGGTCTACAAACTTCCCACAGCCTTTTCGGCGATAGTGAGTCTAGGTATTGTTGGGCTTCAATTGGGTGGGGGTTATTATATTTGGATTTCTGAGTACGTTCTTTTCGATACTTTCTTGTCATCGATGTCCTCCGTGATTGTTTTCGGACATGCATCTTTCAACAAATACTATAAAACATATCAACTCAAAGAACAAATTAAGAAGCAGTTCCAAAAGTATTTATCTCCTGACATGGTTGAGGAACTTCAGAAAGACCCTAGCAAACTCAAGTTGGGTGGTGAACGCAAAGAAATGACATTCATGTTTATGGATATATGTGGGTTCACACCAATCTCAGAAGCATATAAAAACAGAGATGACCCGGAAGGATTAGTAGAACTCATCAATAAGTTTCTGGATATGCAAACAAAAATCATTATAAATAATAGAGGCACCATAGACAAATATATGGGCGATTGCATTATGGCATTTTGGAATGCACCACTTGATTGTGAAGACCATGCCGAACTTGCAGTGAAATCAGCTCTAGAAGTACTAGAAGCAACTAAAGAATTAAATGAAGAATTATCTCCTCTCAATTTACCTCCTATTAATGTCGGTATCGGTATTAGCACAGGAGAATGTATTGTCGGAAACATGGGTTCAGAAATACGATTTGACTATTCCGTCATTGGAGATGCCGTCAACCTCGGGGCTCGACTCGAAGGCCAAACACGAAATTATGCTGGGGTGGACGTGCTGTTATCGGAACGAACTTATCAATGCAGTCCGTCTAGAGCATTCACTGAAGTCGATAGAATACTCGTTAAAGGCAAATCAGAAAAAGTTCGGATTTACACCCCAATATTGGATTAATCGACCAGTAGAACCATATCTATGGTACACATTTTGGGCATTACAAATTTCAGATGTTTGGTCAACACAACGAGGAATGGATTATGATTGTGTTTTTGAAGCAAATCCTCTTTTACCTGAAGTTCCCCATAGAGACAGATTAATCTTACATAAGTTAATTTTTCTAACTCCTTTTGATACTTTGTATGACGAAAGGGTATTAACTAATGGTGAAATGATTTTTCCTTTGTTATTGTCAGGATATGTTGTTGAGAATAATTTTAGAGTTATAGACCGTGCAAAACAAAGGTGCCAGAAACGATAAATATCATTATTAAATTATGGAGATATTATGCCTATAAAATTTGGAAAAACATCGAAGCAAATTGACCGTGCCACTAAAAAGGTCACAATTGTTCATGAGTATATGAAGTGTAAATCAACGCAAGAGTTGATAGAAGCATATAATAAGCCAGTGAAACCTAAACTCAGACAAAAGGTCAAAAACGAACTTGTAAGAAGAACCAAAAAAGGTCTTGCAAATATCGTATTTAACTAGTATAATTACTAAATACTTATGTAACAATAATGTTACAATAATGTTACGAGTAAGTCACATTGAGAAAGTAGGGTAAAACCGAAGTCCAGTTGAACTTAAAGTAGCAACATAACAGGAGATAGATATGCTTAAATATGCATTAGTGTCTGCCTTGTTTTTAGTCGGATTTGCACAGGCAGAAAATCATTTAGAAAAATCCGATGTGAATAAAATAATTGTAATGAAGTCTAACGAAATCTTTTTCGAATTAAAAAACGAAGAATGGTATAAAGGCGACATCATTACACCCGATTGTCTTAGAGGTAAAATATACTTTGACTCAGACAAAACAATTCATGACTCTTATAAATTACAAACTAATAATGGGTTTAAAACTTGTCAATTCACTACATTAGAAAGAATTGCTTAAAACCCCTTGATTTTTTTGAATTAGTTCATATATAATATATAAATACTAGTGTTAATAGATAACAAACCAATTTCTTGGTAGCAACTATTAACACTATTCGATGCCCATAAGGGGTCGATAATTAAACTTGCTATTAAAATAGGAGAAAAATTATGACAAGTATAGACGCTTTTGGTCGATTCAGACCATTTTCAATTGGATTCGATAGACTCTTCGATGATATGGAGAGAATATCAAATCATTCAACTAACTTCCCACCTTACAATGTGATTAAATCATCTGATGATTCATATCTCATTGAGCTGGCTGTTGCAGGATTTAATAAAGAAGAACTTAGTATTGAGTTCAAAGATTCGATTCTGACCGTAAAAGGTGACAACACTACTAGACAAGAACTAGAGTTTGTTCATAAAGGCATTTCAGAAAGAAACTTTGTAAGAAGTTGGACACTAGGTGACCACGTCAAAGTTAAATCTGCTGAAGTAGTTAACGGCCTTTTAGTTATTTCTTTAGTTAAAGAAGTACCAGAAGAAGAAAAACCAAAAATTATTAAAATAAAATAAAAAAACCCCTTGAGGTTTATATTAGTTTTTAGTAATATGGATGGTGCGAGATTAGTTTAATGCAAAACGCTTAACTACCAGTTAAGAGATGTCTGTTCGAAGCAGACATCTCGCTCCAATTTTCTAGAGGATTATATTATGATAAATGTGGGTGACAGAATTCCTGAAGTACATATGCCAATCAGAGTTGATGGCGATTGGGTACTTTTAAATACAACAACACAATTTGAAGGCAAAAGAGTTGTAATCTTTGCATTACCAGGTGCCTTTACTCCAACATGTTCTTCGTTTCAATTACCTGGATTTGAAACAATGTTTTCTCAGTTTCAAGAAAAAGGTATCGATGAAATTTACTGCTTGTCAGTAAACGATTCATTTGTTATGAATTCTTGGTTTGAAACTCAAGGCGTACAGAACGTCAGACCATTACCAGACGGAAATGGTGAGTTTACAGAACTCGTTGGTGCTTCAGTCAAGAAAGCGAATGTAGGTTTTGGTATACGTTCATGGAGATATGCGATGGTTATCAATGACAATGTGGTCGAACAGGTCTTTGCAGAAGACGGTTTTGGCGATAACATTGAAAATGACCCATACGAAGTATCAACACCAGAGAATGTATTAGAAAACTTATCTAATTAAAACCCCTTGTTTTAACCCAAGTCATATAGTATTATGGACTTGGGTTTTTTTATATGCTTAAATTAGAAACAAAAGATGCAGAATACGTTGCTCAGATTTTTATAGATTATTATGAAAATTTTGACCGTATTGATGATTATCTAAGAAAAGTAAAATTAGAACGAGTTGCAGAAATGCCAACTCCGTTATTTGGCATGGGTCCAGAAGATGACATGTTTGACGATTTCACTATGTCGCCTCAAGATATGGAATTTGAATGTCGAGTATTGTCAAATGAGTTATATGATAATTATCTTGAGATAGTTACTTCACACGCTGTTGAAAAATCAATTCCTGGTAAAACTCTAAAGTGGGTAGTCTATGAAAAGAACACAAACAAAATTGTAGGTTTCATTCGTTTTGGTTCACCAACAATCAATTCAAAACCACGTAATGTTTTTTTAGGTAAACCTCTTGCTACTACAGATAAAGATATTATGAAACGCTTTAATGATTCTACAATTATGGGATTTAATATAGTGCCAACCCAACCATTTGGTTTCAATTATCTTGGTGGTAAATTACTTGCAGGTATTTGTTGTTCACATTTAACAAGAAGAACTCTTAGAGATAAGTATGATTCAGAATTTTGTATGTTTGAAACAACATCATTGTATGGTTCATCTAAATCTTCTTCAATGTATGATGGTATGAAACCATTTCTAAGATACATTGGCAATACAATATCAGATTTTGTTCCTTCAATTAATGATGAAAAATATCATCATTTAAAAGATTGGTTTGAAAATCAAAATAATGGTCGACCATTAGTACATGATGATGCATCAAGTAGAAAACTAAAAACACAAACAAAAATGATTAGTATCATTAAGAATAGTTTAAAGGGTAATCCAAAACTAGAAACGTTTAATAAATGTTTTAAAGATGCAAAAAATCTAACAGAACAAAAACGTCAATATGTTTCTACATATGGTTACGAGAACGTTCCTGATTACCTAAATATGAAGACTGATACATTAATCAAAAAAGAAAATTTTGATAGATATGAATTCGATAGTATCGTTACATGGTGGAAAAAACATGCAACAAAACGATTCAATAATCTCAAAGAACAAGGCAGATTAAGAAACGAACTAGAAGTCTGGTCTAAAAATGCCGACATAGATATAATAAGATGAGTAAATTAAACGAAGTTTATAGAGTGGTAGAAAATCCATTAGAAGAACAAGCAGGAATAGAACTACTGCAAGGAGAATTTGATGGACTTGTTTATCAGTATGACAAAGTACAATTTGTTGATGGTAAACCTGAAGTTAATTTTAACAGACAAATTAGAAGATTACCAAAGGGTGTTGAAAAAACGGAAGAGAACGTTAATAAAATTCTAAATAATAAAGAATTACATAACCTCATGGGTGACATATTATTAGAATTACTAGAGGAGCAAATAAAAAACGATGAACTTAGAGAAACTAAAAGAGCAGATTAAAAGACACGAAGGTGAAGTCTTAGAAATATACAAAGATTCACTTGGTTACCTCACATTTGGGGTAGGGCATTTAGTCAGAGAAGATGACCCGGAGTTTGGTCAACCAGAAGGTACACCAGTCAGTCAAGAGAGAGTAGACGAAGTCTATGAATATGACTTCGATAAACATTTAGTTGAAACAGAACATGTTGTTGGTAAAGATGTATTTGATAATCTACCAGCAGAGATTCAAGAAGTATTAGTTAACATGTGTTTTAATCTAGGCGGAACTAGACTAGGCAAATTCAAGAATATGTTGAATGCAGTTGAAGACCATGATTGGGAAACAATGGCAGTTGAAATGGAAGATTCTCGTTGGTTTAAACAAGTTGGTAGACGTTCAATTGAATTGCAGGAGATAGTTAGAAATGTATAAACCAATGCCCGGTTTTGTAACAAAATGTGTTAGACTCAATACAGGAGAAGTTTTAATGGGTTTTGTTCAAACATTAAAGAACGGAGATGTTCACATAGTTGAACCTCAAATAGTTTTAACTATTGCAGAAGGCGGTAAAATGGAAGTTAACTTTGCACCATGGATTCCTTATGCAAAAGAATATGAATTTATAATAGCAAAAGATAGTGTTCAAACTATCTTCGAACCAAGACCTCAACTCGAGACAAATTTCAAAAATCAAACAGGAAATAATGTCAGAGGCCAAGTAGCAAAAGGATAAAAATGATGAAAGACATGACAGGCGATATTTTAAAATCAGTTGTTGCACATGCAGACGGACATATAGCAAAGCATAAAACAAATGTTTTAGTTCAATGTAAAAACTCAGTAGGTGTTGGAGAACATTCAGACCATATAGAAACAATTGAAAAAGAATTAGAACAAATTGCACATTATCAAGATATTAAAGATATGGTTGCAAAACATTTTTCAGATTATACCGATAAGTCCCTTCTCAACGAATAGTCTTTGTAGTATAATAACTACATGGATTTTTATACAAACGTTTGTCGCAGTCGTGACAAGATTCTAGTTCAAGGTTATCAAGGCAATATAAAGAAAAAGATTGCTGTAGCTTATAGACCTAAACATTTTATTCTTTCAAAACGAGGTCAAACTCCTTATAAATCGCTTGATGGTCGACCACTTGAAGTTGTCGAACTCAACTCAATGGGCGGTGCAAGAAAGTTCCGTGAGAAATATGAAGGTGTTGAAGGCTTTGAGATTCATGGTTACGACAGATATGTCTACACATATATCTCAGACAAGTTTCAAGGTGACATTCAATGGGACTTCAACAAAGTAAAAATTGCTACACTTGACATCGAGTGTGAGTGTGAAGATGGTTTTCCAGAACCAATGCTTGCATCTGAAAAAGTTAATGCAATCACAATCAAACCATTCAGAAAAGAACCACAAGTTTTTGGCATTGGAGAATGGAATCACAATCAAAATTTAACGTATCACAATTGTAAAAACGAATTCGATTTATTACAAAAGTTTATAAAATACTGGAGAACAGAATGGTTTGACATCGTTACAGGTTGGAATGTAAACTCATTCGATATTACCTATCTTTGTAATCGTATCGACAGACTCATGGGTGAAGATGAACATAAAAAGTTATCACCATGGGGTCAATCTAATGTTCGTGAATTCACTACAATGGGATATCAGAAACAACAAGTATTTGATTTACTTGGTGTTAATATCATCGACTATCTTGAAATGTATCGTAAGAAAACATTTATCAATCAAGAATCATATAAACTAGACCATATTGCTCACGTAGAACTAGGAAAAGGTAAACTTGATTACTCAGAGTATGGTTCACTACACACATTATATAAACAAGACTATGCAAAGTTCCTAGAATACAATGTTCGTGATGTTGTTCTTGTTGAAGAACTCGACAACAAACTAGGATTCATGGAGTTGGTGATGTCTCAAGCTTATACTGCAAAGTGTAACTACTCAGATACATTTGGCATGGTGAAATATTGGGAAACTATCATCTATAATTTCTTAAAAGAACAAGGT